TATGAAGGTAATCTGAAACTCGTTCGTAGACGGGAGTGTAGTCCTGCGAATGGTGCATCAGATTAGCGTCCAGACAGCACCACGAGAGCAAATCTCTGTGTTCTTGGGCTTCATGAGGCCTCCGTGGTTATGTCTTACTCTAAGGATACCTGAAAGGAACACTAAATCAGCGTTTTCAGGGCCCTCGTGCAGACATTTCCTACATCAGCGCAGGTTATCTATGACACCCTGGCAGCAGACGCTACTTTTTTGGGGCTTTTAGGCAGCTACGACTTCAAAACTGGCCAAGGTCCGATTACGGCTATGTCTGTCGTAAGCGCTGGCGAAGACCTGCCATCCCTGAGAAATGTTCAGGGTGTGGAGTGTATTATTCAGGACGCTGGCAACGTAAACCAGAGAAACTACCTGACTGACGATCTTGACCTTGTGACGACCTGGAGCGTCTTTCTCGTCTCTTGGGAGCCTTCTACTGGCGCAGACCTTCAAGTAGCCACAGAGCGCCTCCTGAGGCACTTTCACGGCGCTTCTGCGACTCAAACGGTCGGAACTGTTGATGGCTTAGGCTCTTTGGTTCAGAATAAGATCGTAATTTCGTCTGATAACGCTATTAGGGCAATCTGAGGGTCATAGGAAGAATAGTTTAACGGGCCGTAGAAGGTCCGAGGTACCTTCATGCGGATCCAGGTCCGTTCTTCTATATGGCAAACTTCTCTGCTGCCTTCGGGTACGATCTGTATTTGATCCCCCTCAAGGCAGAATCTGTTGACACCGCTTTCACTGGCGTCACTGGTGGCGTAGGTGCTGGTGCTGGTAATTTCGTCGACACCACCAACATCATCGCTCAAGACGAGAAAATCTCCTACGCCGATGGCGTGTTCTCGATTGGCGCCACCCCCGCCGCCGAGCCCACTGATGGCACCATGCAGCCCGTGCGCCTGTACGGCCTGACCAGCGCCTCCCTTGAGACCGACACTGGTTCCGAGGACATCTACACCTACGACGACGAGACCAAGGGCTTCAACCAGGCCGTGGCTACCACCAAGTCCTGGACCATGTCCCTGGCTGGTATCGCCGACTTCAAGGACGCTGGCTACCAGATCCTGCGCCTCACCGAGCAGAACACCGTGGCTGATGGCCTCCGCGTCAAGATCGCTCGTGTGGGCCCCACTGGCACCGTCGAGACCGTTTACGGCTACGGCACCCTGATGGGCTACACCGAGTCCAACGAAGTGTCTTCCATCGTGTCCTGGGAGTGCTCCCTGACTGGTTACGGCAGCTACGTCGTTGAACTCGACGAAAACGCTGGTAATTAGCTGATTGGGGGTGTTGCTACTGTAGGGGACGCTACGACCACTACAGCCTTCACCGCTTCGCAGACAGGAGCCGCCGTCACCGTCACTGGTGGCACTGGCTCCTCCGCCACCGCTACTGTCGACACAGATGGCTCTGGCGATGTCACCGCAGTCAATATCACTGCGGCTGGTACGGGTTACACGGATGGCGACGTCCTTACCCTTACCGAAGTGGGTGGAACCCCTGGCGTTGCGACCGTCGTGGTCACCAGCGTCTCCTGAAGCCCGTAACCGCAATACTTACGGCAAAACTAAATGCAATCAACAAGACCCCGAAAGGGGTCTTTTTATTGGGAGCCTAACTGTAGATTCGGGTCCCAGCCGTGGCGCAGCCGCTAGTTTTTGATCTTAACGTAAATAATAAGGACGCGATTGACTCGATCAACGCATTTTTCCAGATCTACGAAAAAGGGGTAGCAGGCCTAAATAAGGACCTTTCAGCAACGCTGGGCCAGCCTGTAGAGAAGAAGGTGATGCTTACCATGGAGAATGGTAAGGCGATTGCCAAAGAAGTAGAAGTAGTCAATAAACAAACCCAGCAAGTTCTGGACATCACAAAGGCTCTGAATAAAGAGTACGGTAAAACTCCTAACGAACTAAAGCGTCAACTACAGGCCCTGCAGGCTCTGCAAGGCAACACCAAGAAGTACTACGACAACACTCAGACCGTAACAAAGAGCTGGGAGCAGATTAGTGCAGCAATCAAGGGTGTCAGGACTGAAGTTAAGAATCTGGCCACTAAGGATATCGGCAATCTGAACAAAGCCCTGCTGCAGTCGGCGCTCGAAGCGCGTGCTGTCGAGGGCGCGTTCTCTGGTATCGTCAGCGGAATCAGTGGCTTCTTTCAGGCTGGCCAGGATATGGAGGTCCTATTCTTGCAGCTGAAGGGTTTCACGGGGTCAACGGAAGAGGCTAGCGCTGCTTACAAGGAATTTATCGAGATTGGACAAGCTACACCTTTCAGGGCTGCCGATATTGCCGAGGCGTCCAAGGTCATGATGGGCTTCGGTGTCGCAACTGGAGACGCCATTGTCGAGGTCGAGCGACTCGCTGTGGTGGCCGCAGCCACTGGCGGCGACATCAATAACATGGCCCGCAACATGGGTCAGATCGTAGCGAACCAAAGGGCCTACACTAGGGACTTGAACCAGTTCGCAATTCAAGGAATCCCGATCTACACCGAACTCGCCAAGGTGATTGGCGTAAATGGCGACCAGATTCGGGAGATGGTTGAAGCAGGGTCAATCGGCTACGACCAGGTGTCCCAGGCGTTGAGAAACATGACTGCTGAAGGTACGGCCTTTAGGCAGATTGCCGACGAAATGGACGCGACCTTCTCTGCAAGAATGGAGGCCATCGGCTCTGCGGTTGATACGCTTGCTGGGCGGTTTATGAACATGATCAACGCTTTTGACAGGGCTACTGGTGGCTTCGTCTCTGGCGCCTTGCAACTGCTTATCAACGGCCTGAACCTCGCTGGCGATGCCATGGAGTTTCTGGCGAATAATGCCAGGCAACTCGCTCCCGTTCTTGGGGGTCTTGCAGGCGCCGTTGCGGCTGTTAGCTTCCTAACTATCGCCCAGAACATTGGCGCTATTGTAGCGGCGATGGCGACATGGAAGATCACGACCATAGCGGTCACGGCAGCAAACTGGCTCTTATACGCCTCCCAGCTTGCGGTGCAGGCGGCCATGGGTAACATGCCTGTCGTAATCGGCGCCATCGCAGTAGCCGCTACGGGGGCTACGATTGCAGCCAACATGATGGGCGAGGCCATTGAAAGCACAAACACTGCCTTGCAGACAAACCAGGAGTTAGCAGAAGCTAGCGGCGACGAAATGGATACCTGGGCTTGGAAAGTAGAGGGGCTGCCTGGCAAGCTTAAGGCTGCGATGAACTCCATGAAGGCTGACTGGGAGTCCTACCGTGCGGAACTTAAGGAGGTCCAGGTTCAGCAGGACGATCTTATGGCCGCCACTGAGGCGTCATCCAAGGCCGAGCTTGATGGTATCAAGGATGTCATCAAAGAGATCAAGGAGAAGCAGAAGGTCCTTCGTGAAGCCCATAGCGAGCAGATGAAGGACTTGCGAGAGCGTCACACTGAGGAGATGAAAAGCCTTGACAAGGAGATCGCGGCAGAGCGCAAAAAGCATGATGCTAGAATGGGCCTCCTGGACCAGGAGGGGCCTGCCGAGAAGCAGCTCGCGGCCTACAGGCGAGAAGAGCTTGAGATGACTGCCAAGGGCATCGAGTTCAAAGAGGACGAACTGCGGCTGCAGCACAAGAAAAAACTCGAAGCCCAGGCCGAATTGGATCGCCTAGATCGTCGTGCGGCTATGGATAAGGAGAAGCTTCAGTTCGACGAAAAAATGGTTCAGTTCGAGAAGGACAAGAAGGACCTCCAGGAACAGCAAGGCCAAGAGAGGGACAAGCTCGCAAAACAGCAGGACAAAGAGAAGGACCACCTCACTGAAATGGAGAAACTGCAAGAATGGAACTACGAAAACACCAAGAAGCGCTGGGATGACCTCAAGCAGCAGCAGAGCGACATGTGGACCGAGGACAAGGCTAACTCCAACTTGAGCATCGACCAGGCCAACTACAGGACCGACTACCTCGTCACCCTGGAGAACGAAATCAGGGATGCCATGGTCAAGAAGTGGGATGACGCCACCGTCGCCATGAATAGGCATTACGACCAACAAGATCGGCGGGCAAACGCACCTGGCGGTACTGGTGGTCGTGACGGCACTGGACGAGCTTCTGGTGGCCCTGTGTCTGGTGGTACCACTTACACCGTCAACGAGCTCGGCAAAGAGGCGTTCCTGTCTGCAAGCGGCAAGCTGAGCATGATCAACGCTCCCTCATACGGTCAGTGGAAGGCCCCCTCAAGCGGAACCGTCATCCCTGCGCACCTCACCAGCCAGCTCGACATCCCAGTCGGCGGTGTCAACATCAACAAGACAGCTGGCATGAACGCTCGTGGTATTGGTGGTGTCCGTTCTGCCGCGATCAGCCATGGAGATAGCATCATGAACAATGTGACTGTGCAGTCGACCAATCCAGGCAAGACTGCCAGCGACATGCTGGTATCCATGACCAAGATCCGCCGTCGTCGTTTACGCTGATAGGCATACTGGAGTACCTGTAGGGTTGATATGTTTCTCTTCGGTACTCCAGAAGACATGGCCAGG